CAGTTCTCCACTCTCTCCGCGTTCGTAAACAGCATTTTCAAGAATTGTGTTGTAAAGGTTTGAGTGCCCACATTTACGTGAGTACTTTTTGTCAAATTCCTCTTGACGTTTAATTAAACGATCAAGATACCAACGAGCTTTTTTAAGATCTTCAACACCATTTTTGTGTTGGTATCTGGTCACGTATTTAATAACGTTTCCTTCAACAAAATCAAAAGCGTGACTTTCAACGTAATCAATACATTCGATTACTCCGTCATCAAACTTGTAGTGGCTAGGGTTAATGGGGTCCATAATTGAATTTCATCAAAGGTGTAGTCAGAATCTCTAAGGATTCTTGCGAGGCGAGCTTGTGATAGTGCTTCATTAGCGCTAAGTCCTTTCTTTTTGTACTGGTCAACTACAGCTCTCCATGCGGTGGCTTCGTCAGCTGTGTCATCTGGGATGAGTTTTTCAGCTGTTTTAGGGCCAACACCAGGGCAGCCGCTGTAGCCATCAACGGCATCGCCGGTAAGAGCTTGACGGTAGAAACAAACATCTGCCTCCTGTTTAGTGACATAAAAGAAAGAGCCGTCGTTGTCTAGGTGGTTACCAGGGATCTGTTTTAGATCCTTGTCTCCTGACCAGATAACGGCTTGTTCAGGATGGCGAGTGCAAAGGATTCCTAATACATCATCAGCTTCCAACCGATGCCAGCATTCCGAATGGAACTGAGATTCAGCCCAACGTCTTGCTGCGACGTATCCCACAGGTTTCCTACGATGGTTGCCAGCACGGTTTCCCTTGTAGGTCGAGACCAGTTCCTTACGGAAGTTCTGATCAGCAGTCCAACAAAGCGTGAATCGTTCACAACTTGATTGGCGTTTTTTAATGTCCAGTAGTTCGTTGAAGACATACTGAGCTTCCTTGATTGGAAGGTGAGTGGTAATGATGTCTTGAGACCATTCGATCTCTACTTCACAAGCTGCCACCGTTTGATACAGAAGCATATCTGCATCAAGTAGAAGCCAAGTCATTCGGAAGCCTCCTGGGTTTGATGGGTGCTAACACTAAAGGATTTATAGAGGTAATCGGCAGCTTGTAGGACACCCATAAGATTGTCCCCAAGCTTTCCAATAGCTCCGTTGCAATCACTGCATAACCAACCTCGAAACTCCTGGCTTTTGTGGCAGTGATCCACCACCAAGGTTTTTTTTAGCCTGCAGCATTGACAGCAACCATCAGGTGGTTCTGGTATAGCGCGTCGGATCTCTTTTCTACGCCGCGTATTAAGGCTGCTACAGACCTTGCAATGGGGGTAAAGACCATCTGCCTTCTGTTTGTCTTTTGAAAAGGCTTCTAGGGGCTTGTGCTGGTCACATACGGTGCATCGTTTAGTGGCAGTCTCCCCAGTTATTTCCAACCTTAAATTCAGCATCGACAGCGATGCGCATTCCAAGCTGTTCTCCTGCCAATCGAGCGCTTCTAACAGCAATGAGTCCAACTGTGTCTGCGTAGTCTTCTCGGACTGCAAATTGGATTTCATCGTGGACGTGGGCAAGGAAGCACCAATCACTCCCGTATGAAAGTCCTTCAAGTAAAAGTTGTTCATGACAAAGGACGTACCAAAGTTTGCTGATGAGTGCTCCACAGCTTTGGAGCAGGAAATTTAAAGCGCTGTGACTTGAACGGATCTGTATCTGTCGGCCATCAATGGCCTTAACAAATCCTTCAGCTTCTGCTTTATCAGTGACCAGTTCAGTCAACCGAGCAAGCGCTGGCATGTTTTTGAAATACTTCTTCTTAAGCTTTCCGCCGTCTTGCCCTGTAATAAGCCCAAGCTTTTCAGCTCCAGCTCCGTACATCAAGGCATAGAAAAAAGTCTTGGCTTGGTCACGGCTTGCGAGACCAGCAGCATTTTGATTTGCAGTGTGAATGTCACCATTCAACACTTCATCAGCAAACTTACCGTCATCAAAAGGCCAGAGGTAATGCGCTAGACATCTTGCTTCGATCCCGCTGAGATCCACGCCAACCTGTTTGGTGTTCCCTACCCGTCTCCCCCCGGAGGTGGTTAATTTGCCAGGTCCAAACAGAGTTCGGCACTCCGGTCCCAGGGCTGACCTGACGGCAGGTACCTGGGCCATGTTGGGGCTGACGTGGGCACAGCGGGCCGTAGCACAGCCAACAGTAATCACACTGCCGTGAATCCTGCCGTCTGCGTCAACCAACTTTAACCAAGCATTGTTACCAGTGCTTAGTTGGCTGAGACGTTTCTGGAGCGTCAGATAACTTACGAAATCATCAGCCCCTGAAACCTTAGACAAAACTGTTTCGTCAACCTTTGGTTTTTCAGTTGCAGTGAAATCCTCTGGTTGCCAATTGAGGTGAGTTTTAAGTGCCCAAGCGATGTGATCCCTAGAGTTAGGGTTCAATTCGATTAAGCGGGTTGATGGAACCCCTTTAACGTAACCACGAGTTTTGTCGTCTCTTTTAGGAGTAAAAACTCCTCCGTCAACGAACGGGAACCGTTGTCTCAATCGTTCGCTGAGAGTATTCAGTTGTTCATTGATCTCGGCTTCTAACTCCAACGCTCCCTTAACGTCAAAGCCAAACCCAGATCGTTCCTGCAGGGCGATGAGTCTTGCGAATCTCATCTCAAGATCTACAGCGCAGGGAACGCTTTCGACCTTAGGTTGCAACCTGTGCCACAGCTTAACGTTCAAATCAACATCACACGCACAACGCTCGCCAATTTCTTTTGTGTACACAGAGAAATCAGTTAGCTCAGCATGTTGCTTGGCGTGACCTAGGCGATACCCATAGGCCTCAAGACTGTGGCTGCCATACCGCTGTAGTGGCATGGTGGGCCATTTGTGCTTGAAATCAATGTCCTTGATGTTTGAGTAAAACATCCGACACAGAATCAACGTATCAATCAGCTGTCCCTTTGGTTTAAACCTTGGGTAAACAGCTTGGATACAAGGTATGTCGTACTGGATAATGTTGTGCCCAACAAGTACCTCAGCGTTCTCAAGAATTGACAACCACTCTTTAGGATCCTCATAAAGAACAGTCTCATCTCCGTTGCGTAGTGCGCAACAGTGAATCGTTGTTACATCACGAGGCTTCAACGCGTTTGTCTCGATATCGAACGTTATCGTCGAATCGATAGAACAAGTCGTGGTCGTCGCAGTAGTCAAGGAAGTCGTCGAGCTGCTCGTAAAAGAGCGTAATGAGGCTGTCATTGGACTTGAAAAATGACTGACAGAAACGTTTAGCACTCTCAGTGAGCGCAAGTACAGACACTTTCTTCGGATTCATTTCCGAAATGTGGATGTCAAAAGTCGGTTTCAAAAGGATCATTGAATTCTGCGGATCGAGATGTACCGCTATTTTTAAACTCCAACATTCTGCCTGTACTTACCTCGTATTTCACGGACCCGGCGGGGCCACACCAACCTGTGAAACGATTCTTAAGAACCCTGACTGTTGTGCTGTCGTCTTCACTCTTAGATTGTTGATCTCGTTCAAGACCAATGCAGATGTCACTAAGTTGACCGATAGCAGCGCTACCGCGAAGTTGAGAAAGCGCTGTCTGTGCTCCGTTTTCATGACCTTTGTCTCCAGTAGGACGGCGTAAATGAGATACAAGAAGCATTCCACAACCAGTTTCTTCAACAAAACTACGTAACTTAGTCATCGTTTGATCAATGGCTCGACGTTCGTCACCTTGGTAAAGGCCGCTAACAAGAATCGATAGGTGATCAAATACGATCCACGAACACCCGCAACCAGTAACCAAATGGCGTATACGGTTAAGCAAAACGGTAGGGTCGAGAGAACCAAAATGGTCGTAAAGGAATAACCGACCAGTTCCGAGAGTTGCGTCAAAGGCGGTTTCAATTTGTTCATCGGTGAAGTGGCCTCGGTCAATATGGACAGGGTAATTAAGATCCATACCCACAAAACGCCTGGCAGTCCGTCTAATGTTTTCTTCGAGAGCCACATAACCAACTGTTTCTTTTTGGTTAACCAGTAGGTCATAAGCAATTTCAGATACAAAAGTTGACTTACCAATCCCGGTGCCAGCCGTGATAGTGACCAGCTCACCTTTTCTCAACCCGTGAAGCTTTTCGTTTAAGAAGCTGTAGGGATACTTGGCACTGCTGACCTTGGGATCCTCAAGGACCATCTGTAGCAGTTTGCTACCGCTGATGATCCCATCAGGTTCGTACTCCGCCGCTGTCCAAACCATCTGCATGATGGCCTTACCATTGGCCGCTTGAAGGGCATCAGAGGCGTCCTTATAGCCCTCTAGCTTGCCAATCTTCCCTCGGCGTGGTGGAAGCAACTGGATGGCCTTCTGGGCGCTTCTCTGGCCATGCTCGTCGTTATCGAAACAAAGAATGATCTCCTCAAACTTCAGGAGCCAATCAAGATTCGCCCTAATGCACTTTTCCGCCGAATCAGCGCCGTTCGGCAGCGAGACGCAAGGCCAGGATTTACGGACCTCAGCGTAAGAGAGACAGTCGTACTCCCCTTCGAATACAACGAGCAGCTTCCCACCACTACCCCATTTTTCCTGTCCAAGAAACGTGTTATCAGGATTGGTGCCATGTTGAACAAATTGTTTGTTGGGTTTACGGATTTTGTAACCAGTTAGCCGACGTTCTTTGTCGTAGATCGGCCAGTAATAAGCTTCACTGTCGCCATAGGTACCTTTGAAGTACCCAAACTGCTTACAGGTGGTGTCGCTAATACCACGCTTCTTAAGTGGTACGTAGCTACCAAGGATCGGTGTGATCTCCTGGTTCTTAGTTTCGTTTTGGAAAAAGGGTGGCATCTGTATAGAACTAGAGACAGAAAGGTGGTAACTGCAGCCAGGAGTAAAGCAGTGCTCACCCCCATCTTCATAAACTGCAACGTTGTCGCGTGATCCACAGAGCGGGCAGTGTTGTCTGCCTACAACGCGGGACATAAAAAGACCTCCAGAGGGTATGTGCTTCCCCTGGAGGTCCGGTGTCCTTTCCTTTATCCGATCAAAGTGTAGCAGGTCTTAGACCGCTAACCAGTCAGACGGAACAGACGGTCCTTCACACCAGGGGACGTTGTACTTCTCACACCACAGCGCGTAAGTCATCACGCCTGTTTTGGTGAGCTTTTGATGCGGCTTTTGAAAAACCATTCGGATGTCTACATCAGGGTGCTGTTGCTTGAACAGCTTGATAAGCCTCCGATCTTCCGCATCAAAGAAACCTTTCACCTCCAGCACGACTCAATTTTCGAGGAAGAAATCGGGCGTATAACTCCTAGGTATCTGGATGTTGAAGCTACGACTCTCGTAAGTCCAGTCACTACCAGCAGTCTTGAGGTGATCAGCAACTTTGCCCTCAAAGCCCGAACGAAACCCGTCAGCTTGGCGTTTGCCGTACTTGTGGAATCGTCGAGCCATAAGCAATTACCGATCAGAAGTCGGTATCAGAATCGCCACCAACAGTAGCAAGTTCCTGCACGTTAGGTGCTGCTTGCTTAAACCCCTTGGTTTTCTTGAACGCAGTAGCTACGTCAAAGTCCCCTGAGTCCTGTCCGTTGAGCGTTACAGCCTTCAGGACCTGAATGCCCTTAGGACACAGCCTGAGGCCCCCCTTAGGGCTCTTACGAGGGATGTAGGTGGTTTTGACCGCAGCGATCAACAAAGAGCCTTCACGGATCTTCAGGTCACGAGCCAAAGGGTTCAGCTCAGCGTCCACCACAGGCAGTGGAAACTCCCCGTAAGCAGGTTTGGCCGTAAGCCGCACCACAGCTGAACCATCCTCGTTCATCTCAAACGGGGCATCGTAGAAATTCTTCTTCCCCGTGGCGTCACGGTACCAAGCACACGCTTCGTCATAGGCATCAGACAGCTCTTCCACCACATCAGCTGCATCAGGTACCAGCAGCTTCAAACGGAAGTCAGATGGCTCACCGTTGTAGGTGGGCATCTCGTAAAAATCAGGTGTCCAACCCGTGATAGTGCCTTGGATTTGCATTTGCGCTTAAAGCGAAAGGACCCACAGAAGGTACCTGCGGTGCTCACCTCCTTAGAGGGACTAGTAGACAGCTGTTTAAGTGTCCCCTTTAGGTGGCAGTAGAAGACTTCCTTAAGTACTCTTAATAAGCTTCTTTAAAGGCTTCTTCTACTGCCATTTAAAAAGCTTCTTCTACTGCCATTAAGAGGGCACTTAAAATGCAACCCAACATTCCTAAGCCTTTAACGGATGAGGAACTGGATCACTTCCTAGAAACATTTTGGGAAGATATCGACAACACAAGTATTGAACTTGACGATTGTGATGCTGCTGTGGAGGTTGAC